ATGATTGTTTCTATAAACCATTACTATTTCCTATATACCAAGGATATGTAGTAGTAAGAGTTACTGAAGCATCAATACTTCCTGCTTCAACTCTACTAGTAGTTGTTTCACCTTTATTATTTACTAGATATTCACCAGCATCATATTTAACTGTAGTAGTATAAACATATTTACCAAGTGAAGAATAAGTAGTAATTAAACTGGTAGTTTTACCATTAAATGTTAAAGATTCACTTCTACTAAGTTCAAGACCTGCATCATTCTATTTAAATGTTGCTTCACGACTTATAACAGAACTTCCAACTTCTACAAGTTGATCTTTAATATTATAAGTCAAAGTAGGATAAATTAAACTTCTAACATAAGTAGGAAACAAAAGAGTATCTACAATTTCAATTAAAGATTTACCTTTAATAGAAGATACTGTAGTACCTTTAGTAATACCTCCAACAGTTGTCGGAGAAGTAGTATCATCTGATAAAGTAGTATTGTAAACAACATTATCAGATACATTCTCTACATCTGTAACAAGTTTATCTTGTACAGTCTAAATGTTACTTACAGTAGATTCTAAGTCTTTAACATATAATCCACCTTCAGAAACTTTAATTGCGTTATCAGTATCTTCATCAACTATTACCTATAAAGTATTATCTTCATAGCTAATAGTATTAGAACCTTTTAAGCTACTTTCAATCCAATTCTGGATATTTCTATCAACATCAATATTAATAATAGCTTGATTAATTTCTTCAATCTTATTATTAATATCCGATATTTTACTTTCTACTAAAGTATCTTCATCTTTTAAAGATGAGATATCAGATTGGATTTCAGTAATGGTATTCTGAATTACTTCAATAGTATCTGATTCTGATTTAAAGTTAGCTAAATACATTAAAGCATAATCTAATGCATCAGTAACTGTCTATATATTAGGAGAGATACCAGAAGTATAATTCTACGTACTCTTGACGTAATTTATAAGATCTTTCTAATTCTCAATAGTACCTTCGATGCTACCCCACTATAGGACATTTTCATCGGCAATACCTAAATTCTTTCTGACTTTTGCCTTTTCAAGTGCAGTCCTGTATTCGCCTAAATAATTAGATTTAATAAGTGGAATAGGAGCTTCTTTATGAATCTATCCTTTCTTTCCACATGGTTTTAAATCCGCATTATTTACTGAAGTGTAAATAGTCTACATCGTTTAAATTTAATAGCTACTATTTAATAAATTCGTGATTGTCTAACTATAAAGGAAGTTTTATGAAACAAATCATATCAAGAATATCTTTATAGTCTGTTTGATAACCTTTTTGGGCTTCTTTCAAAAACTCCTTATAGCGTTTTATTACTTTATGTTTTAGAGCATCCACAGCCACAACCAGACTAAAGTTTAGTATTATTTCCAGAACAGAAACCATTACAAGCAGTAAATGTATTTAGTATTCTTTCAGCTTCCATAAACTATCCAAAATCAATTAAATATTCAATAACATTTAAAGTCATCCAGATAAAATCTCTTGCATACGTATCTTCACTACTTATTGAATTACATTTATTCAATTGTGAATTGAACAATTTCTTACAATAGTTAATGTAGCATTGTTGCAAGTTACCAGTAAAGAATACATTTACTTTACATTTCTTAATAGTTGTTCCTTCATTATTTCTCTCAAGAACTTCTTTTACAGTACATTCTACTAATTCACCTTTTAGCTCTTTATAAATCTTACCTTCATTAATTATATAAATAGTATCATAATACTATTTGTAATCGTCAGAAGCATTGTTGTACCAAGTAAGATTTGGAAGAACTATATGGTCAATAACATAGTATCCATCTTTTGCTACTTTAAATTCACATAAGTCAATATCAGTAGTATGATCATTTAACAATACATCCATTAAAGTTGCTTCATCAATTCCTACTTTAATAATAGTATTTAATGATGCACTTTCACTGTATTTATAAAGATCATAAGATGATACTACATCTTCTATATCTTCATCTAAATACTATCCATATTCTTTAGCAAAATCTTCTATAACAATTTTGCCATCAGGATGTGTATGTATATCAATACTAAATTCCATTATGATCCTATTTGTCTAATTTTATCGTTGTAAGGATTATCATCATACAACTGCGCAATCTCAGCTTGAGTTCTCTTTTGAGCTTCAGCAGCCATCTTTTCTTTATAACTTCTATCAGTTTCAGCTTTATACCAATCAACACGATTACGATATTCAACTTCTGCTTTCTGAATTTGAAGTTTTTCTTGATTGAGTTGTTCAACCTTCTGATTAGCTTTTTGAAGTTCTTGATTAGCTTGTTGTAACTCTTGTTGCATTTCTTGTAACTTCTAGCTAAGTTGTTGAATCTAGTTATTTTCTTGTTTCTATTGAGCCATTGCTTTCTTAATTTTATATTTGAGTTCAGGTAAACTCTTACAAGTAATAGCTTCAATAATTAAATCAGGTGGTAGACCTCCAGATTTTACAAACTCAGGAATAATAGCTTTAATACTTTCTATATCTTTTACTACTTCATCACTAGTCATAATTCTGACATCGTGATCAGATACTGTAAAGTATTCGGGTAATGCTGTAAATACTCTTTGAAGTTTATCTCCAAGAACAATAGTACCTTTTAGACCTTTCTTCCAAACAACTTTAGCAAGATTCAAACAATCTAACAGCATTTCATTTACTACTAAATCCATTTGATGATTATACTATTTAGTAACAATAAACGAGTTAGTCACACCTTGTTTAATGTTAGTAACAGCATCACGTTGTTCAATTCCATTTAAACGCTCTCTAAATACACCAGTAATTGATGAAGTAGTTTGTTCAATAGAATCAATTGCTAATTGAATTGCTTGAATAGCTTGAGCTTTTACAGTATCATCATAACCATTAAAGATGGTATTAAGTGGAGCTGTACCTTGAGAAATTCTACCTTCTTCTGCAGAATTTAACAATCCAACTCCTTGTTTCTTCATAGAGATCCATTTAGTAATACGTTCAGGCATTGATGCACCTAAATGTGAAGGAATTAATGTCTCATCAATCCAATCACCTACAGTACCACTATTAGCTATAATATTATCTCTGTAGAAGTTAAGTAGGTCATAACGATCTTGCAAGTGTGCACAAGCTAACATTAAAGAGTAAGGCTGAGCATTACGATTTAAGAAATAAACTCCATTAACTGAAATTGTACAATGTCTAGGATTAGATACTGAACGGATTACTTTGTCATTTTTACCTCGACAGATATAAATCTCTTCACCAATACGAATAACTTCATATCGTTGCATTGTAAAGTTTTTATCTGTTTCAATCCATTCAATTTCATAAACTGGAATCAAAGTAAATTCTTCAACTCTACCTGAAGGATAACCTGGAGTTACTTCAATATCAGCTAATAAACCATCTGTAGCATACTCCTTACAAGAATTATTCATGATTCTAACGTATTGCATAGAATTTTCATAAATAGTTTCCCATTTTTCATCCAAGATATTTCGATCTGCTTTAGACATCTCTTTTCCATATTTACTAAATATTTCAGCTTTAGACATCCAAGTACGAACAACACATCTTTGTGAATCTTTTACATAAGGAGATTCTACATTTCTGTCAATAAATGTATTAAGAGGATTTAATGCTTTTATCTTAATATCATTATCTTCAAGAGTAGGTTCTACTCTATAAAAACAATAGCCTGTAATTAATACATCTAAAAGCAATTGTCTTAATACTGTCATTATATCTGTATCTCTTGATTGCATTACATATGTTAAAACATCTTGTGATGCAATTTCATAATCAGATATAAATGTGTTATCTATATCATCCTTAATCCTTTTTAATTCACTTTCAACTTGACCATCATTAGTAAACTTACCTTGCTATATACTTAGTATGAAATTCTAAAGATGATTTTTTAAGTATTTGGTTAATTCAGTATAGATTTTTAATTGTTTCTATCTATAAATATTAGTAATAGTATCACTATCTTTGCATGAAACTTTTGGAATAATCGGCATAGTAAGATATTCACCAATCAAAGCATCAATATGCTTTCTAACTAAAGGAGTGAACTCAATAGTAGTAGGCATACTTGTTCCAAACATTTCTTCAAGATACTTGAACTAATCTTTATCTCTTATTCCATTATAGTAGTTGTATGCTTTCTACAATCTATATTTTGGATAAACTAACTCGGCAACAGTCTTGTCAGCTTTTTCAATTAATTCATCATTTGTCATTACAACTACAAGGTTTAGTTATTGGATAACATCGTTCTCTCTTATTTAGTTCTCCATACTGGGCTAGATGATAATTTCTAATTCTTATTTCTTCTCTTAAATACTTTAAAAATTTGTCATCATCTAACTCAGCATAAAAAACCATTGGAACATATTGACCTTGAGGATACATTATTACTTCATAACCTTTTGGTTTTAAAGCATTGACTACAAGTTTACCTGTATATTCAAGCTTAAAGAAAGTCCTAATATAATCTCGGGTTGCTTGTTCTATATCCTAAATCGACATTATTCTATCCAAAGTTATTGTTATAGTTAAATTGTTGTTGACTACGTTTAGGAATAACACCCCAGTGTTTATTACCATGTTCATCGTAATAACAACCAATATCTCCATCTGATTCTGTAACAATTTGTACTTGTTTAGGTACAACACCTTGAAGTTCTTCATCAGCAAGTTCAGCCATTGCAACAGATGCAACAATATCGAACTTACGTTTATTCTCCAAGTTATATGTACTAAATTCCATTAACATATCTTCAAACCATATATTATGACAGTAGTCATTAATATAATCAGCAATCAAAGCATTTTGATGTGAAATGATTTGAGGAGTTGCTGGTGTACCATATTGTTTATTTGTATTCTTAATAGAATCAGATAATGTAGCTCTAGGACGTTTCATAAAAAGTCTTAATAGCTTCTTTTCACGTGCCCATGGAATAATACTCTGTCTAGTAGCCTCTATGTTAATTACAGCATTATAGTATTGTGCAAGTCTTACAGAAATTTTATAAGCTTCACGAATATCACTAGGTCTATCTTTATAAATAGCTACGTATTGAGGTTCACTTAAACCATAAACACGTTTCTTAACTACTAAACAGAAATCTGACGGATCTCTGGTATTTTCAGAAGTTTGTGCAGAACCAATATCAATACCGTCAATACCAATCACATATAAATTTCTAATTCTTTCTTCAGGTGGTGCCCAAGTAACTTTACCATTTTCATCCTTTACAGGAGGTAGTGTCCATAAAGGATGTTCTAGTATTCTGATTTTACCAGAATTATTTGGAATCCATCTGAATCCGTTTATGTTTTCTTCAGATTGTTTGCTATCTTTAAAAGCATATTCTAAATATCCTGATTCTATTTTAGGAGCTTGTTTTAAAGCTCTAATTTTTACTAGTTGTTCAGTAATAAGAACTTTGTTGAAGTCATTATCACCTTCAAGTGCAAATGCTTCTTCTGCTGTAAAACAATATTCAGCACAGTAGTTAACTAATCCTTTAGGATCATTTGCTTTCTTAGCTCTAATAGATTCATAATATGCTTTACCTTTTACTGGATCTGTAAATCCTCTATTATCAATAAATCCATCTTTATTAATAACTGTAAATGCAGGAATAAAATATCCAGTAAATACATATTCTCCAGTATCATTAAACTTGTGTCTGAATGGTAATATATTATAAGCATCTGGATTATAGTATAAAGATCTAAGACCTTCAAGTCCTACACCAGCATCACCACCAGTACCACCAGCTAGCTTTATACCAAACTTCTTACCTTGAATTTCTACAAGAGGATCGCCAGTAATCCATGCTTTTAGTAAATTGGGCCAAGATCCAGCTTCCTCATAAACTAACAAGTCTGTACGATCACCACGTATCTTATTTGGATTATCAGCTATGATACCTTGAATACTAGATAACCAACCTTCTTCAATTTTTTGTCCATTGACAACTTTATAATAAGATGCTTTACGCAGCATCTCAGTATCTTTAGCTTGTCTAAGTTTTAACATACCACCTTGGGTATGATCATCAGTAAAAGTTAATGCTGTCCAAACTTTACTAAGAGTCTTTTTAACATATTGTTCCTTATGTGCAGCAATTAAAGTAATAGAGTTTCTAAAGCAATTATATTCACAAGCAGATAAAGATGCCATAATCTCACTAAACAATTTTGTTATCCTAAAGGCTTTTTATCCTTTAGTTCTTATAGTTTCCTATAAGTTCAGCGTACATTTTCATTCTAATTAGAATGTTCCACACTCTTGGGAGGATTATTACTCTCTTTAGCGTTCACCTCCTACGCGTTACGGTGTTCAGCGATGAGCTGAGTTACCTCGGTATTAACATAGTGATTAATCACATTAGCCTTCACCGATTTTGCGGAATTTATAGTCGACCTTAGTTAATTTGACCGACACCACGAGCTTTCATTAAACAAGCATCTTTCATTAATCTCTTACAAAGATCTAAGTAATGGAACCATTGATACTGTGCAACATAGAAGTCAGGAAAGTCATATAAACGACCTGTACCTGCTTTTTGTACAGATTTCAAATTCATTAATTGATAATAGTTTAAAAAATAATAATGATCACCTGTAATTCTATATCCATTTACAGTTAAACCATCTCTACATTTAATGTATTCTTTAGTCCAGAAATCATTATAAGGTTTACTTTTAAACTTTAATGAAGTGTATAATCCAGTTCTATTATAAGTATCTCTTGCTTGAGTAAACCAACTTGGATCAAAATCTAAACCTTTCGTACTAGTGATTGGTTTATATCCAGTTAATTCATATGAAAGACTTGCGTCAAAAAATTCAATAGGTTGTTCGATTGGCACATCCCATTCAGAAGTAATCTAAGATTCTTGTTCAACTGGTTCTTCAATTACTACTTGTTCTTCAGCTTTAGATTGAACTTCATTTACTAGATTCTGAATCTCATCAGGTAATGGATTTTTTCTAGGTCTACCTCTTTTCTTTTTAATTTCTTCCATAAGTATTAAATATTAGGAATGAAACCTTCTGTAGCACCAGCACGAATTGAAGATTGCTCTGACAATTCTTTTTTAACCATTGATTCTAGTTCAATTAGTTCTTCATGTACTTTAGAAAGATTGCTAATTTCTACAATCAAATCTTTTACTTTAAATATAGGCTTATTAGTAACTGCATCACGTTCTTCTGGATCAACATTATTGAAGTAATCAATAAATTTATCAGTAGTATTTTGTGCAGCTTTTAATAGCTTCAAAGAACGATTCTCTTCTTGCATCTTTTTATATTTTCTACAAGCTGCTCTAAAAGTTGGATCATTCCATTCAGATTCAGTTAATTCAGCATCTCTTAAAGCTTCTTTATGTCGTTCTTGTTCTGTATAATCACTATAAGGACTTTTCCAACATATAGCTAAATAGATATATGTTAATTCTCTAAAAGCTCTTAATTTATGTTTTCCTGTTGGATCTTCCTTACATATATTCCTGTCATCTTTCATTAGTTCAGAAAATTCTTTTACTAAAAGAATTTCGGGTTGATTCAAATTAATTTTATTAGTCACATTATCATATAGGAATATATCTTGTATCATAATTATTTATTATTTTCTAGGTTGTTTAGTTTTTTGTTTAGCATGTTCCCATGCGTTTGCAGCAGATCTAAATCCTTTATCTATTCCTTTTATATATTTCTTAGTTAATTTAGGAGTAGTAATTGTTATCGCGGAATCACCTCGTTCAGGGTCTGCTTCTAATTCCATCATAGTATTATTAGGATAAAATCCTATCTAGTCAGTATAATAAAAATGAGGGTAAATAGATTCGTGAGTAGGATAATCATATTCCTCATAAACAGGTTGTTTAGTATATGTACCATCTCGATAATCATCAGTATTTACAACTTGTTTATAAGTATTATCTTTAGATGTATTACCTTTTAATTTTTTACCAATTTCTTTACCAAAAGTATATGCTCCCTTAGCTATTGGTTCTAAAAACCAACCACCTAACTAATTTTTCTTAATCTTGCGACCACATTTAAATGCTGTAACAGGATCTTTTATTTTATCGCCTTCACGAGCTTTTTGTGCTTTGATACATCTGTGACAAGTTTTACCACCAGCTTTGTAGTATTCAACTTGTTCATCAGCTCCACATACATTACGAAGAGAATTGATATATTGAAGTTTAGCTCCACGACGTGCTGATGGTGTACCAGTAGGTTGTTGCTGACCTCCACCTTGTAATTGTTGTGCAACTGCTTGAATCATCTGAGCTAATTGTTGTGCTTGTTCATTACCTTGTTGTGCAGCTTGCATAATTTGTTGAATCTGTTGAGTTGCCTATTCATCACCTTGCATTGCTGCTTGAACTAATTGTACAATTTGTTGTTGTGTTTGTTCGTCCATAATTATTTAATTAAAAGGTCTTTTGTTGAAAAAATTGCTTCTTGTAAAGTACCATCTGTTGTAAACCATCTGCATCTAATACCAATTAATACTGATTTTTGATCTTTCTTATTATCGTGTTTAAATAATGATGTTTCCTTTTTAACAACAATCATTATAGGTTTATTAGGAATATCCTAACGTAATGTAACACGATCTCCAGGATTAAAATAAATATTAGTCTCTTCCATTAATCTTATCAAATCTTTCAGTTAGACCTTCATTAACTACACAAATAGCTTGATTCTCAGCAATTGTATAGAATCCTTGTTTATAGAAAGGAACAGGCATTGCAGTTTCTTTACGATACATTACAATGTCACCAGGAACTATATACTTGACATCTGGACCAATTTCTTGTACAGCACCAGTAATAATCATTTGTTCCATTTCTTCAATTTTACCATTATCCATACTTTTGTATTGAGGAGCAAGACCACCAAGATCAGTAATAATACCAGTCTTTTTATCTTGTACAATACGCTGGAATGGATTTTGTGCAAATGGTTTAATAAGTATGCGAGCAAATAAAGGTTTAATTTCAATCTTTTCAATATCTGCACCAAGATTCTCTGCAACTTCTTGTAATCCATTTACATGTTTTTCAAAACGCTCTGTGTATTCGTCGACCTTATCATTGAAAGCATCTTCTTCTTTCTTTTTAAGAAGATTCTCAATTTTATCCTCAGCCATATTGAATCTTAATGATTCACCAGATACAACATCACGTGCAAGTTTCTCTTCATTAGTCAAATTCAGTCTTACTTTCTTTGTCATAATACATTAACATTTAAAATTTACATTTACCATTTACCTAAAGGACATCTAGCATTAACTAAGCGTGTCTTAGAGTTAAGCCTGCAACCGCATCCGTTCTTGTAGCCTTCCTTTTTGGTAATACTTACATCTCCTGTTTCTACATTTAACCATAATCTATCATTACATACTCCTCCTAACCTGTCTGAGTAAAGAGGACATCTTTTACATATTGCAACTCGACCCTAACTAATATCTTTGTTAAGGTCGAGCACTTCATTAATATGTCCTTTAATAATTTGTCCTATTTCCATATCTTAATAATCTATTGGTTTACGAGCAGCTCTTTGCTGTTCTATTATAAGTTGTTTTTTATAATATTTCAACATACGCTCAACATCTGATTTTAAGTATTCACAATGATATAATGTATTGTTACCATTGTGGTCATAATGATTTAATATAAGATCCTTAATAATAAAATCTGGATTAATTTTTTGAAGCATCCAAGCATAAGTAGAAAGCTGTAATGTATAATGATAAAAATTACAGTCCATTAAATTGTTTAATGGATATTTCATCTTAGCTTCAGATTTAGTACGAGTGTCAAATCCTGACTTAACGTCGATTTTTTCGTTAGTCTTGTGGTCTACTATTAAAATCTCGTTACCAGATTTGATGATTAAGTCAATCTGTCCTGCTAATCGAAGTGTTGAATCAGGACATTTGTAGTATATCAGGTATTCTGGATATACACCATATTCAATATCTAGTTCAGTGTAGTCTTTTTTGCACTCAAACTTGCCACCAACTCCAAATTTTTGTAAAGTAATGTCTTTAGGATTATTGTAAAAAGAATGTTCAATTTCTGAATGAATTTTTGTACCTCGCTCACAAGCAGCATTTTTCTTTTCTTCCCAGGCATCTAATATATCTTGTTGTTCTTTATTAAAAGCATCTTCAGATATATCATACATATCTAAGATGTTCTTATCGAATTTTTTCTTATTCAATAACTGTTTTTTCTCAAGAGACCACGATTCCTTTGGAAGAAGTTTTTCTAATGCTTTGTAAGCTGACCAGAAATCAGCATCAAAATCCTGCGTAAAACTATGAATTAAAGTAGTAACTGATATGTATCGTTCATTATCATTTACATCCCAATAAACATGTTCATCCTCAGAAAAGGCTATGGCTCCATTCTGTTTATCAATTTTCATTACTTTAATTATTTGTTATTTTGTTCTTCTTTAGAACTATTTTTGTTATTTCTAAAATTTCTAATCTTATATTTATATGTGTAATCTACTCCGAATAAAGCTCCACCAAAAGTACAAGCTTCACCGAACGCCGTCAGTACACTGCTATGAATTATACCCAACGGAGCAACCACGAATCCCGCAATAAGTAATCCACAACCAACTATTACGAGTAATAGAGCTGCACATAATTGTAAATTTAATTTAGTATCTCTAGACATAGTTTTTATAGGTTATGATTTAGTAAATCTAGTTGTAATTTATATGATTGTATAATATTATTTAGTTGTTAATTCATAGCTAAGCTTGTTTTGTTTTTAATATACAAATATAATTATTAAATTTGAATATTCAAAATAGTTTAAAGATTAAACCTAATTTTAAATGGATAATATTAATTTACAACAATTTGAAGAAGCTATTAACTCACTTCAGATTAAAAATACTGATGTATTATCTGGATTAAGTTTTAAAAATATACTTCTTCCAAAAATATTTAAAAAAGGAGGTAGTATTCACATTAAGAAAAAGAACAAAGGTAAATTTACAGATTATTGTGGGGGAACTGTGACTAGTGCTTGTATATAGAAAGGAAAGAATAGCTCTAATCCTATTACAAGAAAAAGAGCTACATTCGCTGACAATGCTAGACACTTTAAACATCAACTCGGAGGAATTTTAAAATTATTTAACAATGTTTGAAGATTTATTAGCATCTTACAATTTAACAACTCCTTCTAAAGAATTTAGTAAGAGAAAAGATAACTACTAGAACTACTTAGATATATCTGATACAGATAATCCATTAATTGATGATGAAGATAATCCTGTAAGTTAGTTTAAATCATATTTTAAAACTAATGGTAGTTCTACTAAGGATGATGATACTACAGATGAATTAATAAGTGATTTAGAGGATGTTGTAGAGAAAGCTAAAGACACTTAGAAAAAAACAAAGATTAAAACATCTTACAGTCCTGGAGCTAGATCTTGGCTATCAGCATATAGTAAAGTATCTGATCCTGATGCTAATCGTTATAAAAATGTTCTATTTAGATTAAGTTCTATAGAATCAAGTTACAATCCTCGAGCAAACAATGGTAATAAAGCATTTGGATATACATAGATGTATGAATCAGGTTCAACACATAATGTATCACATTATGCTGGTACTTCTACTAGAGACTTTTTAAATAATCCTGTATTACAATTATCATCTTCAGTAAAACTAATGAGAGATAATGATAAACACTTAACCTCATCAGTAATTGCTAGAGGTAGAGCTAAAGGTTTATCTGTTGACGATATGCGAGCTATTATGTGGTTCAGTGGTTCAGGAGGATTAGATGCTTACTTAAATGGACAAGACAGAAACGACGGTAAGACTAAAGTATCACAATATTTAACTCGATTTAGAAATGTCAAATCCCTTCGTTAGTGAATCAACATCAACTAAATCTTTTCATAGTTCTGCTAAAGATAGTGCAGTTGATGCAAAAATAAGATTACGAGCTAAAAGAGATCATTATAGAAGAACAACTAATTAGCCTAACCTTTCAGATGAAGAAGTCGATAGGCAAATATATTTAAAAGAACATCCACAACAACCTGCACAACTTACTTCTGATACCAAACCTAAAAGATATAATCAAGAATAGGTAAATGCAGAACATGAACAACAAGTAACCAATGTTGTTAATACAAATAGAAGTTTAAGATCTGTAGGATATTCTGATTTATCTGATAAACAAGCTGAACAACATCCAGAAGCTGTTGCACAAAATTT